GTTTTGAGTGCCTAGCGATATTGTCACCCTCACCGTCAACGGCAAAGACTACGCTGGCTTTAAATCTATACGTATTGAGGCAGGTGTTGAAAGGGCGGCGCGAAGCTTTGAAGTCAGTGTTACTGACAGGTGGCCTGGCAGTGCAGAACAGGTCAGGCGCATTAAGCCCGGTGATGCGGTAGTTGTTAAGATTGGCAATGACGTGGTGTGTACCGGGTTTGTTGATGCTGTTCCTGTTAATTATGACAGCAACTCAATAACCATAGACATTCGCGGTAGAAGCAAGACGGCAGATTTGGTCGATTGCGCTGCCGACAACCCAACCGGGCAATTTAAGCAATTGAAAGCCGAAGCCATTGCCCAAAAGTTGGCGGGGCAGTATGGCGTTAAGGTGGTGGCGGAAACGGATACAGGCAATGCCTTGACCGACCATCAAATACAGCAAGGCGAAAGCGCGTTTGAAAGTCTTGACCGTTTGGCAAAGCACCGCCAAATCCTGATGACCGACAACGGCAATGGCGATCTGGTTATTGCCAAGCCAGGGTCTGGCGGCAAGGCAGCAAGTAGCTTGGAGTTGGGTGTTAATATTTTGTCGGCCTCCGCTGGTTTTGATTACTCCGAAGTGTATACAGATTACAGTGTTAAAGGCCAAAGCAGTCGCCAAGGTAACGATGCCGATTGGGATGCCAACAGTGCCGCACAAATGGCTAGTGCCAAGGGGTCGGCAACCGACAGCAGTCTAAAACGCAGGCGGGTGTTGGTGGTGCGCCAAAGCGGGCAAGCCGACGGCAAAACCTGCCAAGACCGTGCCAATTACGAGCAGCGGGTGCGCGCTGCTAAAGCGGGTGAGATCAGGTACAAAGTGGTTGGATGGCGGCAAAAAGATGGTAGTTTGTGGCGACCTAATCTTACTGTGGCAATTAAAGATTCGATTATGCAAGTGAATACCGAGATGCTAATTTCCGAGGTGATTTGGACGTTAGATGATGGTGGTATGATTGCTGAGTTGGTTTGTATTTCGCCGGATGCTTTTTTAAAAATCGATGCCTAGTCCAATCAACCAAAAAATCGCCAACCTGCTTGCCCGTGGGGCGGTGACGTTGGTGGATGCGTCCAAGAAGCTGCAAACTTTGCAGGTGTCGTTGCTGGATAACGAGGCAAAGGACACGGTTGACCATCTTGAGCCTTACGGTTTTACCAGTAACCCGCCTGTTGGGTCTGAGGTGTTGGTGACGTTTGTGGACGGCGATAGGTCGCATGGCGTGGTGATTTGTGCCAGCGACCGCCGGTTTAGGCCGTTGAATTTGTTGCCTGGGGAGGTCGCACTGTTTGACCAATGGGCGCATTTTATCAAGTTTACCCAAACTGGCATCGTCATTAGCGGCAATGTGACCATTACGGGCAATGTGGCGACTACTGGGACGTTGCAAAACAATGGCGTCAATGTTGGATCGACGCATAAACACTCAGGTGTTACCACCGGTGCTGGTAACACAGGCAACCCGATTTAATGACCAACGAACCACTAACCCTAATCATCGACGGCGTGGCGGCCTATGCGCCGGACGTGTATGACGATCTACCGCGTGCGGTGTTGATTTCGTTGTTTAGTTGGCGGCGGGCGAACGTGGATGATGACTTGCCAAGCGGTAACCGCTTCGGCTGGTGGGGCGACACGTACCCGCAAATTGACAATGACCGCATCGGCTCACGCCTGTGGTTGCTAAGCCGTGCCAAGTTGACCGCTGAAACTGTGTTAAAAGCGAAAGAATATGCCGACGAAGCGTTGCAGTGGCTGGTTGCTGATGGTGTTGCTGCCAAAGTTGAGGTACAGGCAGAACGACAAGGCTTGTCACGCTTGGCTTTGGGCGTGCGTTTGACCCGTGGTGACAAGCTGGTTCTGGATATACGTTTTGTGGATGTGTGGGATTATTTGAATGCGTTTTGATTTGTTGAATAAATAATTATGTCTTACAACCGACCCGCCCTGTTAGACCTGATCAACCGAACTCGGGATGATGTTGTCTCGCGTTTGCCATCGCCGGAAGTGCTTAGGCGTTCTGATGCCGAAGTTTATGCGCGTACCTTGGCGGGGGCGGCGCACGGGCTTTACGGTTACATTGAATGGCTGAGTCGGCAAGTTATTTACGACACTGCCGATACGGATATGTTGGAGCGGTGGGCAAGTATTTGGAGCATTAGCCGCAAGCCTGCGACTGCTGCAACCGGAACGGTGACGTTTACTGGAGCCAGTGGGGCAACGGTGTTAGCGGGTGCGGTGCTGGTGGCGTTTGATGGTCAACTGTATGCGACCGCTGCTGATGCAACGCTTGCCAGTGGTACAGCGGTGGCTACAGTGACTGCTGTTACCGCCGGGGTTAAAGGCAACCGCTTGACCGGGCAAACGTTTACCTTGCAATCCCCTGTGACTGGCGTTAATGGCAATGCCGTTGCCGGAGCGATGACAGGCGGTGCTGATATTGAAACCGACGACAGTTTGCGCTCTCGCTTGTTGGCGCGGATAAGCAACCCGCCGCAAGGGGGTAGCAAAAAAGATTACGAGCTGTGGGCGCTAGCTGTGCCTGGGGTGACCCGTGCTTTTGTGTATCCGTTGGAATTAGGTGCTGGTACGGTAGTTGTGCGCTTTATGATGGACAATACCTATGCCAACGGCATCCCGTTGGCAGGTGATGTGACAGCGGTCGCCAATTACATTGATCCATTGCGCCCGGTAACGGCAGCGGTAACGGTGCTTGCGCCGGTAGCTGTGCCGATTAACTTTACTATTACTGGCCTTAATCCTTTAACTGCAGCTGTACAAGCAGCGGTGACAGCGCAATTGACCGATTTGGTTAAGCGCGAAGCGATACCGGGCGGAACGATCTACAAAAGCCACATCGATGAGGCCATTAGTGTGGCGACGGGTGAGGTTGACCATACCTTAACCATACCAGCTGGCAATGTGGTCAGTACCTTGGGCAACATTTCGACCATGGGGACGGTGAGTTTTGTTTAGCGGATTATTTTATTACATAGCTTTTTTAATTTTTCAAGCTCAGCAATAGCTCTATTTAAGCCGTGATCGTGGTCGTCGATAAAAAAATCCTCTTCAAAGGGGTTTATCGATTCTAGCTCATTGATTATATTGTTTTTTGCCGTATAAAAATCATCGGCCTCTTGGTCGGTTAGACCGTGATTAATGAGCAAATCATGCAAATTTTTGTATTGATAATATTTTTCTTTTTCTGCGTCTGTAAATACGCCGCTATCAAAGTTAATGGCTTTTGTGAACATGGTGTTTTATTCCATAAAATAAAAACTATAGCATATGTTGACTTTCGACGATTTTTATAACCAGCTGCAAGATTTGTTGCCGCCTGGACCTGCTTGGGATGTAGAGCAATCAGTCAACGCTAAACAGTTATTGTTGGCTTGGGCAACTGAATTTGCGCGTGTGCAGGCCGACATTGATCGCTTGATTGATGAAGCTGACCCACGCACGACATCCGATTTGTTGCCCGATTATGAGCGAATCTTTGGCTTGCCGACTGATTGTACGGCTGGTACAGATCTAACATTACAACAACGGCGCGCCGCTTTAGTCTCGCAGATGACCAGCACGGGCGGTCAAAGCCGTGCTTATTTTATCGCGCTGGCGGCGGCTGTTGGCTACACGATTACCATAACGGAATTTAGGCCGCATACCGTGATGAGCGATGTCACTGTGCCGATTTATGGTATTGAGTGGGCACATATTTGGCAGGTCAATAATTCCAATAATCCAGCGCCGCAATATTTAACGGTGCAGGGCGCTGTCAACGAGCCGCTGGCAGTGTGGGCTGGCAATTTGTTGACCTGCCTATTTAACCGTTTTAAACCAGCGCATACCTTAATTAATTTTGTATAGAGGATAATATGGACAATAGAAAATGGCAAGCCAATGCAAAGGCCGGTGCGCCTACGGTTCCGGTATCACCGAGCAGTGGGTTTCCGGGCAACGGCGGTGTGGGCGATCCGCCAACCACCCCGGGTGATTGGTGGTACCACCAAATAGGCGAAGAGTTACGCTCTGTTATTGTGGCGGCTACATTGACTCCTACACATAGTACAGTAAACCAATTATTGGCCGCGTTGACTGCGGGTTGGGGGATGGCAAAAAGTTTAGCCGTCCCTGGTTACATTACGTTGCCAGGTGGTTTAATTATTCAATGGTTTTCTATCACCAGCTTGGCGGCAAATGGGGGAAGTGCAGGCTTTACTCTACCTATTGCCTTTCCAAATGCCAGTTTTAGTTTGCATGTAAATTTAGTAGCGGGTGCGCGCGTGAATACAACCGTCGGTGGTTTTTTAAGTTCACTTTCTGCAGGTGCTGTTTATTCATCAACAGGAGCAACAGGTGCGGCGGTTGATGCTTTATGCAACGTCCTTGTAATTGGCAGGTAATAAATTATGAACGAGATAAAGTTTTTTATTTCATTTGATGAAAATTCTCAAATAATCGGGCGGTTTCGCTCCGATATACATGGCGATAAAATCCCAGATTTTGCTGTCGAGGTTGACGAGGAATTGTTTAATAAAACAATTGTAGAAACTGATGGAGAGTGGAAGCTAGGTTTTGATAAAAAAATAACCAAGCACTCAATTATGCTTTCGCTTGATCAAGTTAAAACTTCAAAGTTTTGGGAAATTAGCGCGGCATTTACAGAAACAGTAGCTAATGGTTTTATGTCCAGTCTTAACATTAAACTCGATTGCTCAATTAATGCTGTTCAAAACTTAAAAAGTCTATATGATTTTGCGGTTCTTATGGGTGACACTAAGTTGGCGGTGGTAGACAAAGACGGTATCGAACACCAGAATATTGATTTGGCAGATATCCATAAACTATTGAAAGAAGCAATTACCCATTATAGGGCGTTAGACGAGACAAAACAGGGGTTGATTGCTGCGATTAATGCAGCTACTACCCCTGAAGCAGTGGCGGCGGTGAAGTGGTCATGAACTATTTACAGAAATACCAGCAGCAATTAGGCTTAACGCCTGATGGCATTATGGGGCCTAACACCGCTAAGGCGATGATGGCAGATTTAGGAGTAACGGATAAGTTGCTATTTGCCTGCGTCATGGGGCAGGCGATGCATGAGTCAGGGCTTTGGACGCATTTCCGCGAGAACATGAATTACGATGCGGCGGGGTTGCTCAATATATTTAGGGACTACTACAAGGGGCACCCAGGACTTGCTGAGAAGCACGAAAGAAAGCCCGAAGTAATTGGCAATTATGTTTATGCCAACCGTAACGGCAACGGCGACGAAGCCAGCGGCGATGGTTATTACTATCGGGGAGCCTTTGGCCTACAAACAACGGGCAAAGCCAATTTCTTAGAACTGTTTGAGTTTTGCGGCTTGCCAGCAGACACTAATCCAGACGATTTGGAAGGTAATCCTAAAGTTTATTTTCAGTCGGCGTTTTTCTGGTTCAAAAAGAACAATGCCGAAAAATTATGTTGCGGCACAACCGATAAGCATATCACCGACATCGGCAAAAAGGTAAACCGTGGCAATGCTAAGCCTACTACTAAGCCCGCGCATCATAACGAAGAGCGGATAGCGTACACCCGCAAGATGCTCAAAGCGGTGGGGTTGGCCTGATGGAAGCGGCAGTTATCGCTTTATTTGTCTATTCGGTGCTGATTTCCGCTAAATATTTGCAACAGCGTGCGGAAATTGATGATGCTACCCAAAAAGTTGCAGGGCTTACCAAAATAGTTCAGGAAATCAATCCCTACATCGACAGGATAAGCAGCGAATGCGCCGATTGGAAGGAACGTTGCCGCATCGTTGAGTTTGAGCGCAATGCCGAGCGTGAGACTGTTAGGCGTGTGCGTGCCATATTTGAGCCGTCAAATTTTGAAACAAACAGGGTTTCGGCCCCCACGACCGAGAAAACAATTGAGGATACAACATGCCATTAGTAATAGGCCAAAACCAAAAAACTAACATCACCATTCTGCCAACCCTAGCCGGTGCACCTGGTCAGTTGGATGTTAATAGCCCATTCTCAGTCATTTTAACCCCAGCTGAAAACGGTATTGTTGAGAACGCAGTGCTAGCAGCCGACGGTTTAAGTGGCACAGCTGATATAACAATGACCGTATTGGGTGATACTGCGATCAGTCTGGGTGAAGCCGATGGCAATCTGGCTGGTGGCGTAGTCAACATACAGGCTAGCGATACGATCATGGTTGTTGAGCAAGTGCTTACCGGTGCTGACGGCGCAACCTTTGCCGTAACGCCGCCTGTAGTTTAAGCCATGTTTATCGATGACGCGGCATTAACTGCCGCCGAAGCCTTGGAAGCTGCCCGCGTTGCGGGTGGCGAAGATTTGTTGGACATTCGTGCAGGTCAATCAACGTTGAGTGATCAAACTGTCGCTTTTTTGATAGACAAGCGTGAGTATTCAATTGCGCGGCTTGACTGGATCAGGCGTGTACAGGCATTGCATCAAGAATCGGTCGAAAACGGTTTTATCGAACGCAAAGTGTTTGATGTGCCGCAAGCGGTAATTGATGAGTTGGCGGAAAAGCAGCGCTTAATGGCTGAGTTTTCCGCCGAATTGCGCGCCATTGTTGCCGGTGCTGACGGTGCTGATTTTGTTGTAACGCCGTAAATGCGGAAAAATCTTGATGAAAATGCAAATTTATTAGCGGCTGTGCTGATATGTTCGGTAGTTATCGGAGTTGTTGCTCTGTGCGTCTGGTTTGGCATTAAGGTTTTAGAGGCGATGCCGTGAGTCGATTAGAGTTTGCTATTCGCTTCTGCACCTTAGTGTTTGCCTTTGCCTTGATCGTCTATGTTATCCATGCAGACAAGCCGATAGCGATCATTGCCAGTATGATCTCGATTATTGTAGCGGCTTTGTCAGGTGATTGGTCACGGGCTAACACTAACACGACGATTATTAACAACGACGAAGGTGCGTCTGATGAAACTGAGTGAGTTTGGCATGGTGGCTGGCATCGTATCTGCCGTATCGGTTGGCGGAACGATTGCCGCTTATAGCCCGCCTTGTGAGATCAATAAGGATGCGCTAAAAACGATTGAAGACCAAAACAAGCGGCTGAGCGAGCAAAACGAACGCCTCAGTGATGCTAATAAGGTCATTCAGGACGCATTGGCTAAGCTGCCAGACGACCAGCAAAAGCTCGTTAAGATGATCGAAGATAACGACTTTAAAGGCAAGCAGCTAGACAAAGAGATTGCCCGGTTCCAAACCGAGACCAAGAAGCTTGAAGACAACCCATGTAAACCAGTTATTAAGTCTAACTTAACAACTGAAAACCTGCTTTTAGGCATGATTGAAAAAAAAAGCCACCCGTAAACACTGGCTTAACCCTCCCCACATTGCCGCCTGAGTCTCAACTGGGCGGCATTTCCATACAACTTAACCAACCCAACCCACCAGACAAACAGCCGCCTGGTGTGCCATTGCCTTCGGCTTTCTGGTTGTTTTTGGCTGGTTTGGTTTTGATATGCACCTATTTAGGTGTATAAATAGGTGTTAGCAGTCATCATGCAAACAGCCTTAGTTGTGCCTGAGCCGCACTAATCCGCTGACAAGCAATGTCAAAGTATTTGCGCTCCCGTTCTATCCCGACAAAGCTTTTCCCCATGTTGGCACAAGCCACGCCTGTCGTCCCGCTGCCCATGAATGGGTCGCAAACAGTTATGGCTTCCGGCGTAAATGTCATGCACCACTCCATTAAGCGCACAGGTTTTTGTGTCGGGTGTTCCGCTCCATCTTTTGCAATCTCTCCTCGATTTAATCGGAATGCCCGAAGCGCCGCCTGCCGAGAGGTAAAGCACAATTCGCCGTCACTCATGCTCAAACCGTCTTGTCCTTTATCCCAGTAAAGCCATCCCATGCTTGGAGGTATTGCATAAGTAAAATAATTTCCGCCCCATATCATTTGCTCTGAGCTTTTTTCAATCATCAAACCAAAAAGCCAATTTGGTGGCGTGTCTTCATCCCATCTTAGGTCTTCATAATGCTTACGCTTATGCTTTCGTTTTTTCGTGAAAGTCTCTTGTTGCCCTGCACGGTTAATCCCGTATGGCGGATCGGTAAGCATCAAGTCAAAATCCGGCAGCGTCGGCAATATCTCGCGGCAGTCGCCGTGCCAGAGCTCAGCGTTACCAATCACCACTTTTTCAGGCA